CTGTGTTAAGAATTTCGGCAGCTTCAGCACAGTCTATTTGGGACATGACTGTTGATGGTGGTGTAGTTGCACCTAGGTCAACACTTTCGTTAAGAACTGCATCACTTTTACCTGTACTGACCGACTCTGGTTCAGGTCCAGTATCTGGTTATACTGTATTAACTGTTGATAGTATTGGTTATAATATTACAGGTCCATATGGTACTGCTGATAACACATACGCAACTGCTGACCAAAATCCAGAGGCTCCAAACTTTACTGGTACTGAACCATACGGTCCAAATACTATGGACTATCGTGCAGATAGTGATCCTAGATTCCAGTTCATTGCACGTAGTAGCCCGCGAACATTTGGTTACACAACTGGTTACTTAGACGGTGACGGTACTGCTCCTAACGGTTTCCCAACTGGTGCAGGTATTGCATTCCCGCAAAATCCTGCAGTGGGTGATTACTTCTTACGTATTGATTACTTACCGCAATTATTATATCGCTGGGATGGTCGTCTATGGGTAAGAATATCAGAAAATGTAAGGACTCAAACTGGTATGACTGCAGGAGATTTGTCACAACAATCTAGTTTCATAAATAATAGTAATGTAACGGTATTGACAGATGGTACCACTACTACTCAGAAACAAGCATTAAGTACAATACTTACAATAGCCCCGGATTCAATTCCACCAACACCTTAAAGAATAACTTATGGCAGCCTTTTTCTATGACAATCAGATACGCAGATTTTTAATACAGTTTGCAAAAATATTCAGTAACTGGGAAGTTACTAAAGGTAAAGACCCTGCAGGTAATGAAATATTTGTTCGTGTACCTATTATGTATGGTGATAGTAGTAGACAAGCAAGTACTATCATTGCTAACAATAGTGCAAGTAACTTACCAAGTGCGCCATTGATTACATATTATATCAGTGCATTAGAGTACGACCAAAAACGTACACAAGATCCTACATTCATTGACAAGATGCAGGTTAGACAACGTAGTTATAATACTGAAACACAACAATATGAGCAAGTTCAAGGTCAAGCATTTACGATTGAACGATTGATGCCTGTACCCTATACATTACGTATTAATGTTGACTTCTGGACTACTAACTACCAACAAAAATTAGAACTAATAGAGCAATTGGGAACATTATTCAATCCTTCATTAGAGATACAAAGTACTGATAACTTTATTGATTGGACTAGTTTAAGTGTTGTTTACCAAGATGGTATAACATTTACCAGCCGTAGTATCCCACAAGGTACAGGTAATCCCATTGATGTATTAAGTTGGAAGTTTTATATGCCTATATGGCTAAGTAATGCCGCTAAACTTAAAAAGATGGGCGTTATCGAAAAAGTTATTGCTAGTATCTTTAAAGGTCAAGCATTACAAGATATTCAAGATGATGATTTGTTGTTAGGTACTCGACAAAAGATTACACCATATGGATATAAGTTGTTACTGATTGGTAATAGATTACAATTACTACCTGCAGATGAAGCATTCTATCCAAGTAATGAGAGTTTAGAATATCCACCTCCACCAGATACAAGTTTATATTGGACCGCATTGTTAAACGTATACGGTACATTACGTCCCGGTATCAGTCAAATATGGTTACAAAATCCATTTATGACTACCGACATTGTTGGTACTATTGTTCCTGACCCAACAGATGATAGATTGTTAATATATGATATTGATACTGACACCCTGCCACAAAACACATTGGATCCTGTAGACAGCGTGGTTAACCCACTAGTCACTGGACCAAACGCAGGACTGCCAGGACCAATCAACGGTCGTAGATATCTTATTGTAGAAGATGTGGGTAGTCCGGGTAATACTACTATTGCTTGGGGAGCATTGATTGCAAATGCAAATGACATTGTTGAGTTTGACGCAACATCAGGTGAATGGTTTGTATCATTTGATAGTCAATCTGCTACTACAGTAGAATACGTAACCAATCTTACTACTGATTTGCAGTATAGATTTGATTATATCAACAACGTTTGGATGAAGTCATATGAAGGTTGGTACAACCAAGGGGATTATTCTATCGTCATCTAATACTGTGATAAATCATAGTATGAACAATATTTCCGCAGGTATCTTTTTCTATTCTGAAAATACAAAACGTTTCCTATACCTGCTACGTAATGACAATAAGAATCCAGGTAACTGGGGTATACCCGGTGGTAAAATAGAAACTGGTGAAACGTTACTTGAAGGTTTACAGCGTGAATGTATGGAAGAAGTAAATTACTTTCCCGAACACGCTAAACTTGTACCCATTCAGAAGTTTGTCAATAATACATTTACATATCATACATTCTTTTGTAAAGTAACTGATGAATTTACCCCTGTATTAAATGATGAGCATTGTGGTTATGCTTGGGTAGGAAACAAACAATATCCCAAACCATTACATCCGGGATTATTTAATACAGTAAACTTTGATGTTGTTCAGAAAAAATTAAACGCACTTACAAAAAAAGAGACCTAAGTCTCTTTTTTTATTTTAGCAATTTTGCTATCGTATCAAATCCCAATGATCCTATTACAACACCTGCCCCCATCATCATCCAGCGCCATTTTTCAAGCGCAGAGATTTTGTCAGACATTGCCTGATGTGCATTAGAACTAGCGTCCTTCATACCTTTTAGCATCACCTTGGTATCATCGTTGTTTTTAACCATTTCAAGGTGAATGTCTTTGATATCAGCTTTTATTTCACTGATATCATCGGTAATGTTTTGAACCTGTACCTGAAGTATTGCTACTTCTGTTTCAGTTTTTGGCATTTTGATTGTCCTACTAGTTACCATAATTAAGCACTAGCAATAACCACAATTGGGTTAGGCTGACCTTCATATGTATTAGCGGCGTATGCTGTGTTGAATGTAGCAATAACATCAGGGTTAACACTATTAACAACAGCAGTACCTGTACCGGTTCCTGCGGCTGTAGCAAGGAATGTAACGCCTGTCATATTAGATGCCGCACCGCATACTGACCAATCTGTTGTACCACTACTATAAATTGTATACAATGTACCTACACTTAGTGAAGCGGCATCAACTTGCGTTGGGAACACTTCAGTGTTATAATCATTTACACTTGAAACATATGCTGTACCAGAGGCTGCATCAGTAGACAAGATGTTCATTGTGTTTGGTGTCAATGCTGTGTTAGCAACGTTTGCTGTATAGCATTGTGCAATTAAACCAGTTGTACCACCTTGTACAAGATACTTTGTCTTACCTTTTTGACGAACAATGAAACCAGCTTCGTCATCTGCATAGATGAATGCAGATCCTGAAGCAGCCACTGCCGCATTTGCAACTAATTCAACTACATCTTGTTGTGCGTCTGGTGTACCAGTAGCACTTGACAAGTCAACTTCAGCACCACCCAATGTTGTAGAAACAGTGAATGCAGCCGCATTTGCTATTGCTTTAACAAAATAAACTTGACCAGAAACTAGACCACCCAAATTAGCAGTAAATCTTACTGTTCCATTAGCTAATAACGTTTGAGCATTACCTGAAGTACCAATGATGTTACCTGTATTTTGTGTGTTAGCAACAGCAACAGTCGTTAAGCCAGGCACTGTGTTTGCAAAACCTAGAGTAGTATAATCAGTCGTTGTACCATTAACGTTTGCACTTGCAACTTGAATTACAGAACCCACACTTAATGTGTTTGTTAAGTCAGTACCAATACCGGTTACATATGCAGTATCAGTGGCAGCATACAATATACCTGTACCAGAGATACCGATAGCTACACGTGGTAGAACCTGTGAACCATATATTCCTGTGTTGCCACCAACTACACCATATGTATTAGCGTTAGTTGCAGGGAAGCCGGCACCACCTTCAGGGTTGTTGAAATATGCATCAACTACACCAACTGACATTGCTACTGATTGACCAGTAGTGTCAGCCAATGTAACTGCTGTGCGAGTTGTGTTTGCGCTTAAGTCAGTGGCTGACACTGTAAAGTTGTTTGCATCAATAACTGTTAATATATAGTATGTTGTTGCAGTAAGTAGATTACCAACACTTGATGCTATTACGAATGGCATACCTGCGATAACACCGGTTGTTGTTAGACTTTCAGTTACAGTAACAGCACCTGTTGCCGCTGTTGTATCTGTAATTGTTAATATGGCTTGCGCCTTTGCGATTTTTAGAGGACGTCCCATTTGTTTTTCCTTTGATAAAATTAGCGGGTTCTAGCCGCTACGCAGTGGGTTACTGCATAAACCCTCCGAATGAGAGTGTATGATGTATTTATCAAAAAAGAGTAAAATTAACCAGTAAAGCTACCAGTTGGGCTGTTATAACCGCTTGTTCCTGTATTAGGATGAGGTGCGCCCAACTCAGTTATAGTAAACAAACTATTGGCTCCGTCTACAGTTAGATAAGACACTATATTACCTTGTCCAACTATAATACTATTATTAACAGTATTAGGAGGAATCATTTCACTATTTGCAGTAGCTATAGTATAAGGAACTCCGTATGGATTATATCTTGCTGTTGCGCCGCTGATTGCTACTGCGGCATTCGCTGTCAATGTTAAACTTGTGTTATTCGCAATAGATGCAACGATACCCACATTTGCGCCTGCAGTATTACCTATCCAACTGCCTATTGCTAATTCAGTACTGAATGCTGTTCCTGAACCAGTGACAGTTGTGCTGTTAGTAGCGCAAGTTACAGTGCCAGTTAATGCAACGTTTGGAAAACTAGTGGTGTATTGAATAGCTACGTTAGAAGTAGCTATTCTAATCTTATCCGTCGCAATATTTGCGGATGCTGCCGCTGTTGCGCTGTTTGCTGTATATGCGTATGATGCCATTTTTTAATTCCTATATCTTATTTATTCTTATAGTCTGCCTACGGCGACCTCTATTATACCTTCGCCGGTAAAGTTTGCTAATGATTTACCTATAACTGTTCCCATACCAGGATTGTTTGCTGGTCTAGCATAACCATCACCACCTGACACTAACATATCACCTTTACTTATTGTTCCACGAACTTTAGTTGGTACACGACCTTGTAGAGCTAACGCTACTATATGTTCACCTTGGCATTTCATATTCATAACATATGCTGGATCAGTAGATACTACACCTGCTACTTTATTTGTTCCATCTTGTGCAAGTGTAACTTCTTTATCTCCGCCAAAAGCTAAAACAGTTCCCGGCTCATATACAGCATCTGCCTCATAATATTCTGCTAAGTCAGCATATGTCGCATTAAGTCTTGATCCTGCACTTAATGAGAAGTTACCAGTAAATGTTCCTGGATTAGTATTTGATCCAGTAGTAAATGTTACATTACTACCACCAATTATGCCTGCATTTGCTGTATTTAAATTACCTACATTAGCATTACCTGAAACACTTAGGCTTGTTAAGGTACCTATGCTTGTAATATTGGGCTGTGCATTAGTTGTTACAATACCGGCTGTAGTTGCACTACCACTAACATTGCCAGTGACATTACCACTAACATTGCCAGTAAACAAAGTTGCAGATATATTACCTGCAGTAATATTACCGCTAACCGATAAATTTCCTGTAATATTGGCAAGGGTGTTAGTCACAACAACAACGTTAGGTGTTCCTGACACACTAATGACTACATTACTATTTGCACCAACTGAAACATTACTGTTACCATTAACAATACTTGAGCCGGCGGCTATATTGATATTACTTAATAAACCACCATCACCTAAGAATACGGCATTGCCGCCTACATTACCACCAATTGTACCCAATGATAATAGATTACCTACGTTAGCAGTACCAGTAGTAGTAATAGTATTAGATCCAAAACTTGCCAAGAACGTAGCAACATTACTGTTCCCATATGATACGGCTGCCGGAGCAAATACACCATTACCATATAATACATTGCTATTGCTACCATCTAAGTTTGCAGTTGCGATATTACCTAAGCCAGAAACATTAGCGGCTGCTACTGCAAATGCTGTATTAGCAACATTGGCGTTGGGTACAAAACCCGATACATTAGCACCAGCAATGCCAGTTAGTGCTTGACCATTACCTATGATATTACCTACACTTACATTACCGGTTGTAGTAATTGTGTTACTACCATAACTTGCTAAGAATGTTGCTACATCACTATTGCCATACGTTGCGGCAGCTGGAGCAAATACACCGTTACCATACAATATATTGCTTGTACTGCCGTCTAAGTTAATAGATGCAATGTTGCCTGCACCAGAAACATTTGCAAGTGCTACACTATTTGCAGTTGAAGCATAACTGACTGCACCGGTTACATTGGCACCTTGTATATTACTTAAATTGTTACCACTACCTATAAAGTAGTTAGCTGTAATACTATTTGCACCATCTAAGTTACCAGTAGTAATGTTACCGCTAACTGATAAACTACTTAATATACCAACGCTTGTGATGTTAGGTTGAGCATTAGTTGTTACTGTGCCTGCTGTTGTGGCATTACCTGATATATTTCCAGATATGTTTGCTGTTAGTGTACCTGAAATAATAACGTTAGTTGCATTGGCACTAATTGTTTGAGTACCAATGTATATTGTACTGTTAGCCAAATACAAATCATTAAATCTATTTGTGTTATTACCTAAATTGTATGTTATGTCTGTGCTTGGTGTGATATTACCTGCAACAACTAAACCAGCAAGAGTACCTGTACTTGTGATATTTGGTTGTGATGCTGTCGTCAATGTGCCAGTTAATAAATTAGCTGATACATTACCATTTGATACTACAACACTACTATTAGCTATTTCTACATTACCGTTTGCATATTTTAATAAAGCAGAACCAGTTAATACACCACTGACATTATATTGAATAGATCCGTCTACTCCAGCTGCCGGTGAGCTTCCACCGGTTCCAAACGAACTGGTTGCAGTAGCATTTGGAGAATTAGTGTATGTTAAATTTGCGCCATTGAATGCGTTAGCGAGTGTGTCATCGGTATATAAACTTACATTACCAGTAGTACCAAAATTGTTAGCTACTTTAACATATAAAGTTTCACCGTTGATTTCACTATTAGCATTACCGTTAACACCTAAAATTGTAATTGCTGTACCACTTACATAACTAACATTGTTAGGATTAAACGTCATTATTGCAGGGCTAGCATTTGATATAGCTATAATATTTGCAACTACAGTAGTCTTAGGGCTCCAAGATAAGGTACCAGAACCATCTGTTGTTAATACATATCCAATCGCACCTCCGCCAATTTTAACATTACTAACGCTACCTAAATGTACCGGTATACCTGTATATGCTGCCGTATTTCCCGGAGAGTTAGCATTACCACCTGTATTTACCCACGAACCAGTAACACTATCATATCCTAATATTTGTCCAGGTTGCAATGTGTTTGCAGTTATATTAACATTACTATTGCCACTACCTTGTACTTGACTAAAACTAATCTCTGAGTAGCTAGTAAGTACTTCAATGTTTTCGGGAGTGCCAGTAGTTTTACCAATGAATAGTCGGCTAGCATCTTGTGCAAAGCCAAATTGCGCTTCATCTAATTGTGGCAGGTCTACAAGGTTACCTGAACGCTGTTGGATTTTCGATATCTGTATAATGGCCATAAGTGTAATTCTTTGAAGATTTACACTTATTTATCTTAAAACATTATAAGAACTTCATATAGTATTGTTCAACCCGATTGAACCAAATGTCAGTATACTTGACAAACTCAGGTCCTTCTAATATGAATTCCTGATAGAGGTTATCAGCAGAACACATAAAAATGACACCTTTACGTATCTTTGTCCCGTGAACTTCATTGTGTGCATTAGCATAAGCCGCTAACTGAACAAAGTAATCATCAATCCATTCACGTTTTTTGGGCTTGTTTGTTTGTTTATGGTCCATAATAGCGTCACTACCATCGTGTACACCTACTAAGTCTGTCGTCCCTGCATAAACTTTCGGATAATAGAGAGGAACTTCTGTACCCCAATATTCACTGCATTTAACAAGACCTTGATTAATGATTGATTGGGCCATTTTATGGCTTTGCAAGCTATACGGATTGCTTCCGGGCTCATTGAGTACTCCTGTCTTAATGTAATCTTCAAGCCACTTGTGCATTCGTGTCCCACGACCTGCGGCTTCTGTTGTGATTTCTTGTGCTTTCTGAACACCAACTCGTTTACGCCAATTGTTGAGTGCTTGTTTAGATTCTTCACTTTTAGTAGCATCTAATATAGTAGTGACACTTGGGAGTTTTTCACCGTCAGGTGTAGCGTATTTGCGTGAGCCATTTATTGTTTCCCTTAGTAAGGGTGTGTAATTATATTTGTTTGGAATGTACATTGTGTTATTATACATTATTGTTATAAATTGTAAAGAGTAAAGGGATAATTATAAATTTAGTTTAGATTTCATAAGTTTTGCAAAATCATCGTGTATATATTCTGGATAATGAGAATTAGGTAGAATAGGTGGTAAGGGATTAGTTTTAGTATATTCCCATATAGCGGTGATAGGTATGTCTAAATTAATTCCTAAATAACTTAATAGTGATTGAATATCAGGATTATTTATAAATTCTAAGTTTTTCCAATCGTTGAGAGTAGATGAACTATGAGAAATTATTTCGATTTCCGTTATTCCAAAATTTAGTAAACTTGTCTTAATAGATGCTAAATCTAACAAAAATCTAAAAAAATATCCATATTCTGATTCTAGTTTTAATCTAAGTTTTAAATATATCTTTTCAATTGATGAGCCATTTAATAATTTTTGTATTCCTATATTATTATAAGTGGTTCGTGCACCATTTGGTAGTGTGTCAAATATACAATCTCTAGTGTATTCTGAAATTTGTATTATTGCAGTATCTACTTTAATATTATTTTTTTTAAAATTTAACAAATCTAAAAAAACTTTAGCTCTCCACATTGCTGGACCAGAACCACCGAATGAATGATTAATCATATTGACATTAGCAAGTGATGCTAATTTGGCAGGCCATGCTCTTTTCAATTCATACTCATATTTGTCATAATTTTTCCTAGATTCTAGCTCAATTTGATAATCTTTACTTGTTAACCATTTATAATATTCGGTAGTATTTTTGGGATTAAATTTATAAAATGAATTAAATGTGTGGTCTTCTAATTCTGCACCTGCTGAAAAACTGTCACCAATTACGTATATAGTTTTAGACATGACTATTAGTTGTATTGAAAGTTAAATCCAAGAATTTTTAGATACTCGTTTATCTGTTTGATTTGTTTAGGGCCGCAATTTTTTAAAAATCTACGGTGAAAGCCAAATATCTTTACTCTATCATTTATCGTAATTAGTTTATCAACTGAAAAATTTTCATCTAAAAATAAATCAAAACTAGAAGGGGAACATGAAATATGTTTATTTTTTATATGATTGTAATCAATTATTGTATTTTTTCCCAGGTCAATTTTATCATATGCTAAAAAAGAATATAAAATAAATTCACTTATACCATAATTTATCTTACGACCATCGATGAATAGAAGTTTATAAAAAATGTCATCTAGTATATTAGAATTTTTCAATACTTCGTATTCTATCTTAAACGGTGTTTCTGGTTTTAAAAAATATAAAGGTGTTACCTTTAAATCCAGCATATTTTTATACTGTGCTATAGCATCTACCCAACTTTTATCATTTCCATTTTTATATGGTTGATAGTCAAGGTAATTGTCGGGAGGTTCATTTACAAATTCTATAATGCCTGAGCCTATATAATTATCCCATTCATCTATGTTAGATGGCTTTATGAAGAAATTTTTACTATCTAATATTAAATAGTCATCTTTAATTAAGTTTGCTATTTCAAGCTTGCATACTTGCTGAGTAAAATGACCATATATATTTTCTTTATTTTCAAACAGTTGTTGCTGTGATATAATCTTTAACTCATGTCTGCTATAAAAGGGACTCAGTAATTCTTCCCACGCTTCTATGTCAGTTATTTTTTCATTTACTATAACCCAATGACAACATGGTTCTAAAAATTTATGTATGCTTTCAGCTTGCAATAACATTAAATGACGTTCCTTATTACAAGTTACTGTTACTAAATGTTTCACACTCTAAAACTTTCCCCACAACCACATTTATCACGTTCGTTTGGGTTTTGAAACTCAAACCCTTCATTCAACCCATTACGTGCATAGTCAATAATCATACCTTGAACGTATGCACAACTTTTTGGATCGACGTATAAAGTACAACCATTGCAGTCTACTTTAATATCGTATTCTAGTGGGTTATCAACATATTCAAGCACATAAGCAAGACCTGAGCATCCTGTAGTTTTTACACCTATACGAATGCCAAGACCTTTGCCCCGTTTTTGTATTGTCTGTTGTATTTTTTTTGACGCTTTGTCGGTTATACTAATCATTGCGGTTGTTGCATTGCATTTTGAGCCATTTGTGCTACGATTTTTTGATTCTCGTCAGGCTGTGCTGCCGGAGCAGGCTCACTACCCTTAAAAATAACATTATCGCCCTGAATGTTTGCTATACTCTTGTTTAGTGGAGGATTTTTAATCATATTATATAAGTCAGACTTATCAATAACTATATCATTATCTCTGTAGTATTGCAACAATTCTGGAACAGTCCAATCACTATGAACTTCACCCGAGTCAATCTCACTTTTAAGCTGACTAGTTGCGGCGACAAGTCTAATTAATAGTGGACTACCGGCAAACTCATATAATCGCATGATTATCTCTTAGGACGACCAACACCACCTAGAGGCTCTTCTTCAGGAGCTTCGATGCCAATGTCCATTTCTTCTTCGCCACCACCTGGTAGTGGTTCTTCAACATCGAGTTCAGCACCCATCTCACCACCTGCCATATCACCACCCGCATCAAACGCTTCAGTACCACCTTGACCGGTGATGCCATTCAATGCTGTTTTCAATGTTGCTTGACTTTGTGTCAATGCGGCTTGTAATGAAGTTAATGCTTCAGAAACTTGTTGATTGAATGTTTCACTTTCGTTAACACCAATCTCAGATTGAACTGAGTCTGTTAATGCCGGTAATTCTTTTACTAACATATCACTAACTTCTTCAACCATTTTCTGAACTTGGTCTACTAAATCTTGCGCTGCCAAAACAACCTGTGACTTTTCAACTTCTTCGTTCTCTACAACGATACGTGGCTTACGTAGACTGATTTCAGCAAAATGCTTACTCAGTGCTTGTTCCATAAACACAAGTTTTAGGTATGAAGAATTCTGTTGACTTTCATAGAAACCTGTAGATTTCTTTGTTTCAGTCATTAGGCCGCGAACTTTATTAAGCATGTCTCTTGATTGAGCATACGACATTTTACGAACATTAAACGGAACGTCATAATGCTCTTTTAACGCTTTAGTAGCGTTCTCTATTGGGTTTTTGTCAAAATCAGTTAATTTCATAGTTGTATTCCAAGACTAATATAAAGTATTTATCTTTTTTCATTTATTGTTAGGATTTTGAATCAAATCTTTTCTGTTGCCAAGCATATGAATTTGCTATATATTGATTTAGTTCATCACTCATGGCTTTTTTTTGAAACTTATCTTCATTCAATTTAGCAAGATATATCAATTTATCCTCTGTTTTTTTGGCTTTTTTGAACAGTTTGGAATGAATGGAGATATGTACTTCTACGCTACTTAAATGCATATCCAAATCAATAACTCTATTTGCTAACTGGTATTTACCTATTTTATCCAAAACACACCAGCATACTGCATTCTTTATACTAAAAAAGGAGTTAACGTCATCGCCGTTATTTAACGACACAACAATGTCATTTGCATCTTTCTTTTTAATATGATATTTGTTAAACAAACTGTATGTACCGTCAATATCTTTAAAAATTACAACATCTTGCAATTTAGCAAATTCTGAATTTGATATCATTTTATCTAGTTTTCTATCAATTTTATTAACATCAATTCTCATTGTATAACACCTTAAAATAAATATTTCGTAATTCATCTGATGAATCTAAAAACGCAGGTAATTTATCCCAAGCATTTTTAGTTTTAATCATAGGAACACTATCACAATCAGAGTATAATGCACCCAAATCAGAAGTACCATCATTAAACACACTAGGATGTTGAATATCAAAATCAAAGGTCCAGCAAATTATTTGCTCGTTATCCTCTAACAAAAATCCAAAATTCTCAAACTCATCAAACTTAATCTTATTGAAGATTGGTGTTGTGATGTTTTCTGGCTGACTACGTAATGAAACAGCCTGTATAATAGTATCAAAATTACACTGTGTATTTCTGTTATGTAGCCAAACTTCAGGATCATCATCCATTCCTGGTTTAGAACGATTGACAATACCAGTCTGTGTAATATCAAACAATGTATAACAGCTTACTTTAAAACTCATACTTGTATTTAGAGGCAAAAAAAATCCGAGAATAAATCTCGGATTTCTTTGAAGTTAAACTTCTGATTAGCTTGCGCTTGTAGCTGTAGAAGCTAAACGGAAACCAACGTTTGTTACAACAGCACCGCTTAGGTCATAACCATTAACTGTGCCTAAAGCACGAACTTGTGCTTGTAGTGCAGCCGCTGTATATGCGCCAACTGGATAAACAGCAACAGACATATTAGTTGTACTTGTTGTAGCTTGAACTGCATAGATTGCAACTGTAGCTAATTGCTCAATAGAAACCATAACTTGTGCAACCATTTCATCAACACCAAGTTGTGTTGTAGGAGCGGCGCCTAAGTCAAAACCGAAGAAGTCTAACGCTGGACCATATAAGTTAGTAGTCGTGCCGTTAGCTGCCGTGTCTGGAGCTACTGGACCATTTTGTACGTCAATTGCGAATACTGGTTGTGCATCGCCGTGTGTTCTTGTAAAACCTGCCATAATAAAATTCCTTTAAAAAGTTTGAATCATATAGATTCATACTATTATTTATGCCAGGCAATAAAAAAAGTCGGTTTTGGCTATTGTCTTCCAGCCAAATTCTGACGACTAAAGCCCATTCTATCCACAAATTTAAGACCGTGACTCACGAAACCCTCTTGAGTTTGTGTACCATCATCTAAATAACCTTTTACAGGGGCTGTTTTTGCGGCTTTATTAAGCTGGTCTACAATGTTCATTTTGAGGTTGTATATAGCTACCCAGATAGTAAATGCACCTACCAATCCTGCTTTATTGGCTTCTAAATGTTGACTTATTTTCTCACGCATTTTATCAGTCATTGGTCTTGATTGAACATATTCAATAAATCCTGCATATAAATCGTTCAAGTCTCCGGCTACAATACGCTTATTAATGTAAGTAGTGAATAACTGATTAAACGTATTTCTTGCCTGAGGTGCAGTACTCATTAACTGTTCTACTGCCTGACCATATTTTTGTATAGATGCTTGTGCTTTTTTAAACAATGCTGAATTTAATTTCAAATTAGGTGTGATCGGCATTTTAGCAGGTAATATAGCTACATCACTATTATTCTTAAGATTGCCAATAGTACCATCTAACGGTGTTGATTGATCGGTTGTTAATGCATCCGGTGGAATATATCCATGCACAACTATCCCTGAATTTTTACCATCTAAAAATTTACCTAAATCACTGTTTGCATCTACTGTATATGTAATACCTTTAGGATTTGCTTTGAATGTGTATAGCCCGTTCTTTTCTACTAATGGTTTACTAAACAATAAATCACCCCAATAATAGCCCTTACTTTTATCTGCTTTTGATAGTCCAGGCCATATTTGTGCAATTAATTGATGTAAGTCTGAACGATTTACACCACGTGCCATATCATATTGTGCAAACTGCTCTGGGCTGAATACTTGACGACCAGTACCATCTTTCTTGTTGAACATATGCTTGTCTAATATAGTAAACTTCCCGTTACTATTACGTCCAAAAATTAATGCAGGATATCCGTCCCATTTAATTGTTACCTTTTCAGGCTTAGCTACAGTATCAGCCATTGCTTGTATAGCTTGATTGGCACCTTGTGTACCACGTAAGAAAATTAAATCTTCAGGGTGATCCAAGTGACCTTTATCTTCTGTAATGATAGTGTTAATACTATCTACTTTATTTCTAAGATAAGCTAATGATTCGGATAGATTCATTTAAATCTTACCTTGTTGTTTTGCTACAGCTAACAATCTTGCATCTGAAGGGTCAACTGTTTTTTTATTGTTCTTTTGTTTGCCGACAGAAATAGTAGGTTGTGAAGTTTTGCCTACCTCATTTTGTAAGCTTTTCAATATAGATTGTTTTTGTCTAGTAGATAAACCTTGCATCAACTTAGTGATTTGTGCAACAGTCATTTTAGCTTGTTGTGTTGAAGCTTGTGTAGATTGAGTAGTAGTATTTTGTGGTGTGGTTGTGGATGTTGATGGTGTTGGTAGTGCAGGCTTTGTAGTTTGTTCCGCTTCAGGATCTTTTAACTGCTGTGCATGACTCACAGAATATGCCAAGTTAGCTAACTTGGGTAAAGTTGTTCTACCTTTATCTTTTGCATAGGTTTGTTCTAACTCTTTAGCCAATGATGCTACATTAGTCGTTACAGTAGGATCACTGATATCCACATTCTTCATAAACTGTTTGAAGAAGTTAGTAATATATTGGCTGATAGTTTGTTTTGTTCCGCTTTGTGCAGGATCTTGTTCAGCTAAAATAGTTTCAAAGATATAGTTTAGCTTATCAAAACGACTACCTTCAGCAACCTTACCTAAGTTCTGTGCTATCTGCCCAAATGCATTTTTACCTGCATTTCTAGGTTTTACATTACGCTTAGGCATCGTAATAGTATTGTCCTTATATTTTTTAACAGATTTTTTGGCAGTTGATTGCTTTCTCTGTCTTACATTAGTCGCACTTTTGTTAAACTGGTCTGTGGGTAATGTACTTACTGGTAACATTTCACCTTGTGCATTTTGAGTAGCAACATTTTGCTGTTGTTGTCTTACATTGGCAGCACTCTTGGCAAACTGATCTGCCGGTAACTTGTTCATAGGATTCATCTGACCTTGTGCGGCTTGAGTTGCGGCAGCAAGTTTTTCTTGTCTAATCTGTTCAGGTGTCTTTGGTGTATCTACTGCTACAGCCGGTGCCTTTGTTGTCATCTGACCTTGTGCGGCTTGAGTTGCGGCAGCAAGTTTTTCTTGTCTAATCTGTTCAGGTGTCTTTGGTGTGGTAGCAGGTAATTTGCTATACGGTGACATTTGTTTGTTAGGATCAATATTATACTTAGGACCTTCAGAAGCTCCTGGTTCTCTGATAGCATCTGCTTGTGCTTTTTGTGCGGCTATACGTTTTTGTGCGATAGCATCAGCCGCACTAGGTAGTTCGTCTTGTTGTGTAGTTTGAGTTGTCTGTGGAGTAGTTTGAGTTGTTTGCGGAGTAGTTTGTCCAGTAGTCTGAGCACCTTGACCTGCGGCATTAGGATCAACTAACCCGCCATTAATCGCACTTTGTAATCCGCTAAGGGCACGACTTGTGAATTTTGTAATATAATCATCTTTAGCCATTTGGTCAGTGGTGCTTAATACATTTTTACCGGCCAATGATCCTAGTCCTGTCCTTAATGCGGCAGAACCATAATCACCAAATAAACTTCTACTATCTATTTCATTTACTACAGGTTTCTTAAATTCATTCAGCTTCACGGTTTTTCCTTAATGATTTGGAAAACTTTGCTTGATCCTTGCTCTTTATAGCACCTAACAGTTTACGCTCTAAAATAGCGGCTTGCTCTGGACTATAATTACGATTAATCATCTCTATTAGATTGATAGCACTGGTAATAATATTGTGGCCACGACTCTCAATAATGTGTGTCGTGTCCCTATTGTTACCAATTGCTTCTAGTTCTTCTAAGAGACTGCGAGTTTGTTTTTGCATATTAGTTTCCTAATAGTATTTATCTACTTTTAGGTTTATTTCTTTAAACTGTTTAACATTGCCTTGAGCTTAGAACCCTGAACATCTGCTATAATACGCTTATTTTCTGGCTCTAGTATCTCTCCCGTAGCCTGGTCTATGATAGGTTCAGTTGACTGTAACGTACTTTGCGGTTTAAGTTGACTCATAATATCATTAGCACTGGGCTTAGGAGTATAACTAGTCTGATTATCAGGGTCACTGTCACTAATACGCATAGTTTCAATATCATAGTCTAAGTCAATCTTTTGTCCTACACCAGTACTACTACGACTTTTCATACATTGAATTTGATACTTACCACGCTCACGCATACTGCGACTTGTAAAGATACCAAACACATTATCCGCTGTGTTAATCTTACTGATACCACCAGCAATGTGACTGTGGTCAAACTCAATCTCATCAACAGCACTACGATTCAACTGCGATGCAGTCACCATCAGTATACCTAGCTCTTTTGCAAGATTACGTAGTTCTTCGGCAACATACTTGTCTTTGATAAACTGGTCGTTAGGATTAACTTTAACAGAGACGGGCATAACCAAGTCTAAGTAGTCAACCATCACAAAGTTAATCTTAATACCTGTTTGAATTTGCACTTCTTTTAAGTAAGCACGAATATCATTCACATTACTTTGTGCAGGCAATCCTTTAACACGATACTGTCCTGACTTCTTACCAACCATCTTAACTTTAAGACTAGTGGTATCAATATCTTTACGAATTGCTTTTGTACCCATCATAGTCAACATAGCATCTGTTCTTAATGATGTTAGTTCTTCACTAAGTTCTAATGTAATGTACACCCCGCTCATCCCTTGTTGCAACCAGTTCAATGCAATATTCATCATAACAAGACTCTTACCTGAACCTGAACCACCTGCAAAGATATTAAGTTCACCCCTACTGAATCCACCGTATAAGATACGATCCATTTGTGGCCAGCCTGTACTTACTTGCCCACCATTGTTAAAGTATTTGTTGATACGTGCCGCCGGGTCATAGAAGTAATCAGTTCCCATATCTTTTTGTAAACTGATTTGAACTGCGTCTTTGATTAGTTTTTCAACTGGACCAAAGTCATCCTTCTCAAGTAAATCGGCAGCTTTAAGAATAGCTCGTTCCAACTCTTGTCGTTTAGTAAATGCTTCAAACTCATCTAAGAACCAATTAAATTGATTGGGACTAAAGTTAGGGATGATATCAATATCTTGTCCAGTAATAGCTTTAATCTGTGTCGGATCGGGTAAGATACTATATTTTGTAGTATGTTCTTTGTATAGATTTACGATAGGTCTTAATGACCTATCAAAGTTTTCGCTGTTTAATATGTTCATAACTCTAGTGTAGAGTTCTGCCTCAGTAATCATTACACGCAAAAATATCTTTTGCATCTCAATACCGTAATCTTTTTTATTTTCGTAATCTTTTTTCAATTTTCTTCCTCTGTAGTTCTATTTTGATTTTACTAGTTGTCGCACTACTCAATATACTGAGTAATGTAGGCAACTTACCATACTTAACTACCGCGTCATTTACATCTTTAACACTGTCATCCCAGTTGGGAATACTTACACTATAACCTAGCTCTAATGCTCTATCACACGTTTCTAAACCTGTCGCATCTCTATCGGGAATAAAGATAATACGTTTATTAAGTTGTGCTAGAATCTGTGCTTGGTCGTCATTGATTGTATTATGTGTTAACGCACAAGCATTTAAGCTTAATGCGTCAAAGATACCTTCAACTAACAAACATACTTCCCAATCGGGTTTCTGAAAGTCATAACCAAATACATAGCCTGGTTGTTGCTCGTTAATATACTTTGGGATTTTGTTATCTAAGAATCTGCTCGTATGACCTACAATTTTATTCTTGTAAGTATAAGGGATAATAATTCTGTTTGACTGTCTGCCAGTATCATTAGGTGTAACTAAGAACGGGTAGTCATTATAATTTATCGACCTCGCAGATAGATAATCAATGTATACTTTGTGTAATGTGTTTTTAATATCAATTAATTCGCCTACAGGCAACGTATGTTCTTTAAATTTTATTTTTGATTTTTGTTTTTTAAGATTAGTAAAGTCTAGTAAATCTTTATGCTGTAAACTTTCTAAACTCCATTTACTAATTTGTTCAGGTTGAATACCTGACCACAATAATATATTTTTAGTATTTTGAGTAATACTTTTACCCAACATAAATCCACACTTAAACCCACAGTTAAAGCAATGATATGACCAATTGAATTGCCCATCAAATTTAATACCACCACGCCCACGTGTATCAGTTTTATGCCCACGACGGCTACAACAGATAGCATTAAAACTATGCCATCCACCATGCGTGAGTTTTTTCTTTCCGGGAATTACTGATAGGATATCAAACATCTATGTAGTATAACACAACTGTCATAGATAAACAATACTTTAGGTTGATTATCTTGACAAAATATTGGTTACTGCACCGTTATTGCTTTCAAATTGCATTCTAACATATGGATGATAACCCTGAACAACATAACCTTTTGTATCGGTTGCAGCCGTATAAGTATCGGTTAATATAGGATACCAATCACCATCTACAATCGTAGAACCTTCAACAACAACGTTGCCATAAAAATCACTATATTGTGCTTGTAGTGTTAATATTGGACTGTCGTTGGTATCAATTACGCTAGTGTAATATGTGATGTTGCTTTCACCGTTACCATCAGGGTGTAAGTTAGGGAAGTCTTGTCCAGTCGGAATACTTACTGGCATTGAAGGAACAAAGCTTGGTAATACACTATTAACGATATTCATATCACCACGTGCTCCTGCATTTTGGTCTACAAACACAGGGTAATCAAATTCTCCTACAGGAATCTCCAATGAATAATAACATTTCTGTGCATCAAGACTTGCTAAATCAGCAGAATTTAAAAGCAATGCGGCAATACCAGTTGCAGGTAATTGTAGAGTTAATGCTTTTTGTAATAGGACCACATTACCTTCATAATTAATAATCCTACAAACTATTGATTTACCTGTAATATCTACGGGTTTTTGTTCTTGGTTTAAGAACTGAAATTGAATTTGATTGTCTACACCCTTATTAAGTGTAAGTGGCTTGGCATACTGAGGCATATAGCTCCTTGGGGAAAATCCTGATAAAAGTATAACGATTTGTCTTTGTGTATAGACGAAAACTTGAGTTGAGTACATAATGATATTTATCAAAATATATTGCCAAGCTACCCGATGATAAATATTTCGGTCAATATAACAACAATGATATCAAACGAATTTTTTAATAAACTAACAACAAATCATCCGTTCATAACTATATGTTCATATGCCAACCAAGACTACGTTGGAATAGTTCAGAACCGTGATGATATAGTCACCACTATTTACGATTATGGGTCTATAATAGAGTCTACTGTTAGAGAAAAATTCTTAGAACTAGGTGATATTTGGTGGTGGGAAAGTAATAGACTTATCCCAATCAACCTCTTTTTAAAAGAAGAATGGATTATATTTAAACCATATCTCAGAACTTTTAATAACAAAAGTTTAACAGTAATACACGGCCCCTTGTGTAGTATGTCTGAATTGAGTAAGCGCAGAAGCAAACGCCGTAGTATTACACTAGTAAAAAGAATAGTTTAAGTCTGTTCTTCTAGTAAATTCATATGGACCACTACTAAATGTGCATATGCGATTGCATGACTCTTTTTAAAACTGTACCCATCAGTATTTGTATCCCAAATAGTCTTTGATATTTCAGACCATTGTTGCCCTATTAAATGTCGTTTAGCTGGTCTAATTAGTGCCAAAAACATTGCTAGTCTGGGAATGCTATTTACTGAACTTGGCATCTTCTGCAATGATTGATAATGATTCCCCAAGTGAATCAATTTCTCTACAAATTCTCTTTTATTTAAGTTATCCCAATTAGGCTCACGCATCAATGTTGCTAAATGTAGCTCATCACGAACATGAGAATAAACGTGAACATTCAATAAATCTAGTTTGAAATACCCTCGTTGTTCTGCTTGAACATAGTCAATAGCTGCCATATCATTGACTGGATCATATGGTATGTCAGTAACATATACACCAGTAGCATGTTTACGCATAGGTTTAGCATTACGCATTGCCGCCGGGGTATGACGTATTAACTTTAACAAATCATCTCTTGACCCAAAGTCAATGTCAATGTCTGAATCAATTCTCATCTTGGGAGAGGTACCAGTTCTGCTTTAATTAATTTAGTATACGCTTTTTGCACAACAATAGCTTGTCTTTCGGCATCTTCAACTGCCTTGTGACTGGTTACGTGACCGCCGTCTTTAAGACTTACTCCGGTTATCTCATACAAGGTACGTGTATCTCTGACGGTGTAGAAAGGCCAGGGGATTCGCATTTCGAGATTTCTCCAGGCCGACTCTGCCACAACCACATCGAATGATGCACCATTGCTCCAAACAGCACGGCGATTCCAACAAAACTTATAAAGTATTTCCATACACTCTCTAAATGGAATTCTGCCATTTTCTCCCATAGCCTCTTCAAGTGCTTCAGGACTTTGCTCACTCCACCAACGTAATGTATCTTCATTGATACTCCTATTGTATATTTCTGTCTGTTCTTCAATTGTAGGTCGCAACTCTAATCTTTCAACAACCCCACTACCTTTAGGATCGAATCTTACTGCACCAATGGTTAATATAACACAATTAGGACTTGTGTCAAGTGTTTCCATATCAATCATTATATCCTGTGCCATATTATGCCTGTAATGTTTTCCAAATATATTTCTTCTCTAAGTAATCTTGTAGCTTCAATGCTTCTGTCTCGCTATTGAATGCTACACCTTTAATCTCATACATATCTTCTAAGTAGGTAGCATAGTCACCGTTAACATCTTGTGCCCAAGTGTTCCATGTAATCCACATAATATCTAATTCGTCTTTTACAATTGATATGCTAATACCTACTTCTTCACTGCCTATATAGTCAAACAACACATCCAATAGTTTTTTCTTTGTGTGAAAGTGTTTAATGTTCTGCCATTTAGGCCATGATAACATAAATTTATTATCTTGTAAAGCTGTTATGGGAAAGGGTGTATTGTTCATTGGAATTTTAATAAAAATATTAGGTACTTCTTTTCGTCAACAATCTCATAACCATCTGTTATGTTGCCATTGACTATATTCATCTTTACACCATACTTTCCTATAAGATAATCTTCAAAATCATATGCGTCAAACTCACGGTTTTGTTCCATATATTCTTTACGCACTTTCTTCAATGCTTCCCAATAGTTCCAACGATTTCTACGTTGGTTTATATTTGGATCATCGTCATCGTAGTCCTGTATGTGAGGTATTGATACCATCAACTCCACCTCAATGTGAATAAAATGTAATCTCTCTCATATCTAAACTTGAAGCTAATAGTGTCATCATCAGTTACACCCCATCTACAATGCCTTTCATATTTGCCTATATTAGTTTCTAACCATTTAATTATTTCATTAATTTTGTCAAAACGTTTGGCACGAACTGTGCATTCATACCAACCGGGTTTGGTGTTTTCCCATCCGACAGCATAGTCATAATGTTCAATTATCATCCCCACCTCAACATAAAATAACTTGCATTAACATCATTGTAAAAAGTAAACACAGTATGCTTCTCTAGTTCTGGTTCCCAATTAGATCCACTAAAGCTGTCATAGATTGGTTTATGATAAGCAAAATCAAAATCTTTACCCATGAACCAACCGTGACGTTTTAACTCATTAACTATTTCTAAGGTTCTACTAACATCAATGTACAATGTTACTTGACGCACTTTAACCCCATCTTAATTCAAAATGAACAGCGTCACGCTCATCTTTAAAATAGAAATCCATATAATCTACGGTAGGATCTGTACTAAATTTATCTCCCGGTAATCCGTACTGTTCTATAGCCCAAGCACAGGTTTCATTCCAATCTATAATATCTCCCTTTTTCCAAGGTATACGGACTCTAGTACCCGCCTGCATTCAATAACTCCTTAACTTGTTTCACATTCTCAGGCTCACGATTGAATTTAATCTTCCATAGTTCTGGATTAATATAGTCAATAACCATCTTAACCTGTGATTCATTTAAACCATCTAAGAACTTCACGCCACTATTACTCTGATATAGCATCCAAGGACTAAGTTTACCATTGGTAATACTATGGCATATCTTGTTAGGGTTACCGTAACACAAATAGTCTTTAGGTACAATACCCTCTTTCTCTGCTAAATCCATAGTAGTTTGGACACTACGTGCAATAGCATCTAATGGATCTTCAATACGCAAATACTCAATCAGATACTTTGTATAGACGCTATCACTTGCCCACGTATCAATTTTGATGTTATTTTTTAACAACCAATCTACGTATCTGCTAATATTGATGGCATTGATATTTGCACAATGAGTCCCAAACTTTACAAAGGCAGTATAATAAGCACTACGAATGAACTCCTCATAAGTTTTATTCTTTTTAGTACTAGTATTCTTTTTATAAAACTGTAGCCAAGATTGAAAGCCAATACGATTGCCTTGCATATCTTTATTCATCCAACGTTGTTTGTTTTCGCATAGGTGTTTAGCCATAGTAGACTCACGTAGGAACTCTCTATTGCAAAAATCACAACCATATTTGATTGTCTTATCAGTTGCCTCTGTCTTTTTCGTATTGAGTGATATCTTCATCTGTAACCGTTTGGCTTAGTACTTCTATGTCTGCTATTTTTAAATGGGGGTATATTTCTGCAAGATGCATTTTCTTTCTCTGCTCTTGCACAAATGCCTTTGAATATTCTGTTAAATCCTCACTATTTGCTTTAGGATAAATCTTTGTAAAGTACTCTTTGATTTCTTTTACTTGTGCAGGTTCTTTTAACAAACTAACACGTTCTTTAATCTGAGGTAACCATTGATGATATTGTTTACCTTTACCGGGGCTTGCCGCACACATCATATACCATTGTAGTTTAGGATGCTTTGATACATTTTCATTAAAGAAGTATTTGTTAGCGTGATATTCTGTACTCATTGCATAGTATCCTGCAATATCACTAGAACCCTTTACATAACTTAACCACTTGATTAACATAAACGGAACAAACTTACGTTGTTGCTCGGGCGTAAGTCTATCATAATAACCATAGTCCTTCTTGTCTAGTGCCGCAATAGCTTCAAACAAGTTAAAGTCTTGATTCTCTAATTTCTCATCTTGAGGTATTGCTATTTTCTTTGTTGCCATTAGAATGCCTGACTATAATCTACAATCTCACAGTTACGACTAATCTCTTTTACAAAATACACACATCTAGGTTTAGGTCCATCATCTAACGGTACGCATAAGAATTGTCCGTTCTTTAATCGTGGTGCATACCAAGTTACATCGTGATAGATGTCTATAATCTCAATAGATACAAAACTCGGACTGAATGAACTAAGTGGATTAAACTCAAACGCATTGAAGCCTCTGTCATTGATACTTGTAAGAGGCAATGTTTCTAAGTCTCCATGTTCTTGTTCACCAATTAGTATTTGCCAATCAATTGGCATCTTAATTGTACTGTTGCCAATCTTCAATACAAGAGCAGGGCTGTTAAAACTCTCTAAAAAGATTAGTGGTATATAATGATAATCTACATTACTTGGGTTACTGTTATCTAGTATAGCAAACCGCAGGTCATCAATCTCTTCGGGAAGTGTTTCTAAGTTATAGAATTCGTTGTCTAAGGTTAATATTCGCATGTTATTATTGTAACACTTTCTTATCTGTATGTCAACTTTTCTAAGTCAAAAGGGTAATTGGCTTCACGGTAAAAAGCTTTACGTTGGGTCAAGTGACGTTTGGCAAACTTACAACTACTGGTTATGTCCCAGATTTGTACAAAGTCTTTATCTTCTGCTTTACGAATGCCTCGACCGATGCTTTGGATAACACGGACAAAGGATTTTCCAGGTTCAATGAGAACCAGATTAAAAATACGAGGTATGTTGATACCAACAGCGGCGACACCATAAGTAGCAACAATGATTTTATTTGTGCTGGTTGCAATTTCATCATATTCTTCTTTCCTATCAACCATATTAGTAGCACCACTGACGAACACACTGTCCGGTAACCTACTAATAATTTCTTTACCTGCATTAACTCTATCAACTAGGACCAAGACATTACCACTCTCTTTAATCTTTAGTATCAATTCAGCAATAGCATCCAGTCTGTGTGTATCTTCTAATAAATGTTTCAACTCACTTTGGTAATTAGTGAACTCTACATCGTCTTTCAGTTGTACAATATTAACGTGACATTGTGCTAACACACCTTGATCCTGCAATTCACTTGCACTTAATTTACTGATTACAGGGCCTAAACTAACAAACAACGATTGTGCTTCAAACTTAGCTTTAGGGATAGTACCTGTTAGCCCCCACCGAATGGGAACTTTAGCAAACACACCTGTAAGTAATGTTTTTAATGCGTCTGCTTTGGCCATATGCACTTCATCAACCATTACACAAACAACACCTTCAATGAAGTCACTGATATTTACTTCAGCTTCTCCGGCTTTTGTTTTCTTAAGCATATTGTTAAGGCTCTGCCAAGTACAGATAGTGTGTGTTTTATTGTATTCTTTACGATCACCAAAGTATACGCCAACATCTAATCCAAGATTAATGTAATCTGCTTCTGTTTGTGTTACTAGACTTTTGTTTGGAACGATAACGATACTACGTCCATATTGTTCTATGCTATAACTTAGTGCGGCAGTCATCAATGTTTTACCCGCGCCTGTTGCAATTTCTTGCAATGATTGTGGATTCTTTAAAAAGTTATTAACGATACTAATTTGATAGTCACGTAATTCTACAGGTGTACCTTCTTTGGGATGACCTTTAGGCCAGTTCTTATGAGCAAACGTTGACTCAGACACTTCAGCAAATTCAAAGGTTGTGGTATAATCCCTTGTATCATCCAACTCAATATCATATCCTGCTCTATCTAATACAGGAAGTATTTCTTCTAACAAATTAATGTAAGTACTTCCTGCTAAACTGAAATAACTTACCTTACCGTTCCATCTACCCAGTCGTACTGCGGGTAGATAACGTGCTCCGGGTACTTCGTACTCAAACATTTTCATCAGTGCTTTACGCTCTGCAAGTTCAAGGCCTTCTATCTTTACGTTAACTTCATCTTTAACGATTATCTTACATTGTTTCATTTAATTCCTAAATTTACAGGTTCTGAATTTACACATTTTATAGTTTTAAATAGAGTTGTAGGAAAATCCATTGCTCCGTAATTTCTATAATGTAGCATAACAGGTTTCTCATATGATTTCAAGTTAGAGTGGTCTCTTATGATATCAATTTCTAATTGATTTAATAGATTTTCCGAATATTCTCCTAATAAGAATAATTGCTTGAAATTAGAACTTAGCCTTGAAGATTCGGATATACCATCACATCCCAATTCACTTAACCATTTAATGGCAGTTTCTAATTCTTTGATTTCAAAGTCACTTTGAAAATTAACAGCAAGGTTTACTTTGCGTGGATCTTCGATAGTAGAGAAATATTCTATAACAGAATCACTGATGGCAATTCCATATTGAACATAATCCGCTATCATTACTAAATCGTTGGTTAGTGGTATATCTTTAATAATGTCGTACAATACTTCATTGAGTGCGGCTACATAGAAGTAACCATTGTTATATACAAGTGTCGGCTCCCAATATTTAACTGATTCATATTCGCTAAGACTGTTAATAATATCTTTAGTAGTCGGACAATAGTCTATCACTTCAAAGTAATCCGCACTTAATGTAATTAGCATTTTTAATGTTGTTGGTCCGTACTCAATTTCATATTGACGTTTGTCCCTGTGCCATTCCATTGAATGTATTGGATTCTTTTTTAGTGCAGTTAAAAAGTTTTTATTAAAAGGTGATCTAAAAATTATAGTGTCTTTTAAAATAGCAATGGATGCATTTGTATACTGCGGAGAACTTTCTATAACATTACATTTCCAAGGTAATATCAATAAGTTATCAATATCAAATTTTTGTTGTGTAAACTGTCTACGGTATTTTAATGCAATCTTTCTAAAAAGACCATCCTGATTAGTAGTGATTATATTCTTTATGCCGATTAGATTAGTTAAGTTATTTACAAATTGTAGGTCATACCTGCTTAATCGTATATTGATAAGCATAAAGGTGCCAACATCTTCAAGTGTCTTAAAATCCATTCTTTATTATATCATAGTCAAATATTATTTACAAACATAATGGCTAAAGGAGCAATGCTCCTTTATCGGAGAGGACTTATTGACGTTGCCTCTACGCACACTGCAGGGTTTATGCAGATTTCATACACGTTGTACGTGCAAGATTTTTCCAATTGTTAGGGCTAATCTTTACCAAATCAGCAATCTTCAAACACACTTCACGCAATTTAGTATGATTGTCCCACATAAAGTCAATTACCATTTGTGATTGTTCTTCTGTGAAATCGTAATCACTAAACAAACCACCTTCAGCATCACGATGGACCTGCTTGATACGCAACATTTTGTCACGATCACCGTCAATAGTCAGGTCCAGAAAGTGACAACGTGACTGCAATGCCTCTAAGTGATCCTGCAATTTCTTAGATTTCAAGTTGCCAAATTTCAAGTTAGTAATAAAGATAGCACTACCATTGAAGTTGAAAGTATTCGGGATACCTTCTTCACGCAACAAACGACTATCACTATTCCAGCAAATTCTACGAGTCTTACCTGAATCTAATGCGGCCTTAAGAATGTTCAATGCCAAGTCATCAGTAAAAACACTATCGCAATCATCGAAAATCAATACGTTTTTAGTGTCAGAATATTTGTACAACTGAGCATACAAACCCAATGCAGTCATCGCACCTTTAACAATGTTAAAGCGAACACGTTTACCTGCAAGTTTGTCAAACATACTTGCCTTTTCCATTTGTGTCTCAACACCATATGACTTACCGACACCGGGCGGGCCTGATACAATCATAGCACGAATGTCACCATTGATTGCCGCACGTGACATTTCATCGAGGACCTCGAAACGAGCCGCAATACGGTCCATTGCTTCTGTTTCTGTTTCTTTAGCTTGTTCAGCTTTTGCAAATTTTACTGTATTTTCTGTCATAGATTCTCCATTCAAAAATTCAATTTCATTGATACTATCAACAAGCACCTTGACTTCAGGTATGTTGATTGCGAATTGACCGTCATTTTTAACAGTCACATAACCACCTTTAGCACCGGTCTGAAAACCTTTAACTAATGTAAACTCTGTATTGACTACAGATTGTTTACGATAAGAGCCAGAGAGAATGCGAATAGTAGACATTTGTTTCCTTTATTTCAGTGTCAATACAAGTATTGTATCACGTTATCCATTTATTGTCAAATTTTGTGCCTTAAGCGGCCTTACGAAAATACCCATAGGGTAAGCTAAGTGTCCAAGCCAAATACTCATCATCACCGTTAGTGTCCTCAGCTTCGTGGATCCAACGCATAGCGGTAGCACGGTCCTTAGCACCAAGTTGAATCAACGATTGAATCCGTTGCTCAAAAACAACAGTTGCCTCTGTTTCGGCCTCTTTACGGGCCTTATCTTCGGCTTCAATAGCCACACCTAGTCCTTCAAACTCAGCTTCAAACTGCTCCAAAGTCCAAGTTGAAGTGTCAACACCACGAGGGCGAACACCATAAGCGTCCTTGTACATATCCCAATATATAGATTGGGCTTGTTCCAATTGTGTCAACTCTTCCCAAGATTTGAATTCTGTAGTCATTTCCAAGTCCTTTTCTTTACTGTCTAAGATTCTATTATAGCAGAAAGCCCATTTATTGTCAAATTTTGGCTACTAAATTAGCGTAGCTTTTGTTCGAACCCATGTGCACCTTTCAACTGAATAAGACTCTATTGTATACCCAAACCGATTTATTGTCAACCTTTTGCACAAACATAAATAAAATTTATGAATAGAATACTAGTAGCATTTGATTATTGGGGCCCGAATTATCCACTAAGGAATAATCAAAACTTTAATAAATCATTTTCAGAGTTAATAGTTGACGATACCAGTTGTGAGTTTTTTAATAAGATACCAAGATATGAATGTGTACCATCATCCATTTTAAAAGATAAAGATTTATTTATTTACCCTATAATAATAGGATTCGGTCAATATGAATGGCCGTATAATACTGATATTGATATATTATCATCAACCTCAATGTCAATTAATGTAGCTAATAGCATACGTAGTAGAAATGGATTTTTATTTTTAGATTTAGGTAACGAGTCGGCAATGACAGATTCTTTATTAGATAAGGTGCATTCATATATTTTAAGTAAGGATATTCCATTAAGAAAGGTTATATTTCAAATCGGAAATTGTAATGGAATAGAAATATATAAAAATTATTGTTTCAGAAAAGGAATTATTTTTGAAAAAGCAATGAATATATCTTGTATTGAATACTTTGAATGGCATACAAGTAAACACTACCATGTAGGTATCAATAATCAAGGATTTATACCTTTACCAAAAAATGTAGATTATAGTAAAATTGAAAAAACATTCTTATGTTTAAATAACAGACAGCGGCAACATAGAAAAAATCTGTTTATACTATGGAATTTAAATGATTTAATTAAAGATAGTTTTTATACAATGCCTAATAAATCCGGATATACGCTTGACACTAAAACATATAGTCTTAATGATTATATAGATACTAATTTAATGTGCAGGGTTGGGGCAACACCTGAATACATTGATGAAATAGGAAAAACGTTGCCACTTACACTTGATGACCCTAGACCAGTAAATTTATTATCTTTGTTTGTATCGATTGGTGCGTATTATCAAAGTAGTTTAATAAGTGTGGTCACTGAAACTAATTTTGAGGGATCTGAGGTGTCTGATATTTTTAATACAGAAAAGATATTTAAACCAATGATTCATAGACACCCATTTATTTTAGTAGGCCCATATAAAACATTAGAACATTTAAAAAATATGGGATATAAAACATTTAGTGAGTTTTGGGATGAGAGTTATGATGATATTGAAGATCCTACTGAACGATTATTAAAAATAGTTGAATTATGTAAATCCATATATGAATGGAGTGACACAGAAAAAAAGAAGTTTTTTTATAAATCAATGATTGTTACTAATCATAATCATAAACTCTTAACAGAATGTTATCCCAATAACATGCGTAAAAACTTTTGGCATGAATTTAAGAATATAAACCATGAATAGAATATTAGTAGCCTTCGATTATTTCGCCCCCACTTATCCATTGCTTAATAATCAAAATTTTAATCAACCATTAGATAAATTAGAAATAGATAATGGAGTATACGAGTTTTTTAAATCATTGGATGGGTTTGAATGCGTACCGTCATTATCATTAAAAGAACTTGATTATTTCGTATATCCAATTCGTTTAGGATTAGAGCCTGATGATTGGATAAATCGTCCAGAAATAGATTTATTAGCTACTACTAATATATCGATTCATACATTTAATGGAATAAGAGGTAGAAATGGATTTTTACTTCTTGATTTGGGACATGAATCTATATTAAATGATAAAATTATAGATACTATCCATGAGTATTTAAAACTAAAAGATATTCCTTTAAGAAAGGTAATATTACAAACCGGTAGTGCAAATGGTGAAAAATACTATAAAGAATATTGTTTTAAAAAACAAATTAGTAGAGGAATCAATATATGTTGTATAGAATATTTTGAATGGCTGAGTAGTAGATTAGTAACGGAAAATAAAAAAATTAATAATAAAATTCTTCCAAAAAACGTAGACTATAGTAAAATTGAAAAAACATTTCTATGCCTAAATAGAGTTCATCGATGGCATCGTGTTAATTTATTTGTGTTATGGAATATCAATAATCTAATGGAAGATTCTTATTATACAATGAATAATAAATCCAATTTTCCTGTAGGTGAGGATTATGATAATGATATTTGGAGAAGAACTATTGATACTAGATTAGTTAATAAATTAGGATTAACTGAAGAAGATATAGATAAAATACAAGTCACATTGCCTTTAAAAATAGATGAGTTTGTGGAACCAGATGTTATGGCTAAATTATTTGGTACAGTAGATCCGTATTACCAACGTAGTTTAATTAGTATAGTTACTGAAACCAATTTTCAAAACAACGATATTTTTAATACAGAAAAGATATTTAAACCAATGGTTCATAGGCACCCATTTATTCTAGTAGGTTCATATAAAACATTAGAATATCTAAAAGAACTGGGATATAAAACATTCAGTGATTTTTGGGATGAAACATATGATGATATTGAAGATCCATTTGAAAGATTATTAAAGATAGTAGAAATTTGTAAAGATATACAAAGTTGGAATGATGCTAAAAAGAAAAAGTTTTTCTATAAGTCAATGGTTATTACTAACCATAATTATGATTTATTAACTTCTCAATACCCTGACAATATGCGTAAAAGCTTTTGGCATAGATTAAGAGATTATGCTGTATTTCAACGGGATAAAGACAAACCTTTTTAAATAAACCCTTTAATGACCTGACTATAATCATTCATAGCAGATTGTATTTTATTATTGGTTGAGTTAGGTCTGCAAGGTTTACAGAAACTTGTTATAAAATTATTATAGATTTCTTTGTGTTTATCACTACACCATATATCTCTAAAATCATCATCTATCCAAGAACCTAATTTAGTATCTTCTCGGCCTTTATATTCACAGCAAAGATATATATTTCCGTCAGCACAAAAACTAGGGAACAAAAACATCTGATGGCAACGTTTATATTCTCTTGCATCATATCTACCTAATGATACGTCTGCCTTAATGCCATAAAATTCACTTGCAGTTTTAATCCTACTAGCAACTTCATCATTCATAATAAAGCTATGACCATTCAATACCATAGGTCGTAGATGCACTGCACGTGCGTTAACATCTCTTGCGTATTCAAATATACTGTTGATTTCTAATTGGCTTGTGTTCTCTGGCATTAATAATGCTTTTATATCTAATGGAACACCTTTACTACCTAACTCTTTTGCAGTCTCTTTGACTCTACCAAAAGGGCTATCTGTCATTTTGCTTTTACGTATTAACTCATAAGTGTCAGGATTACCACTGTCAATATCAAGACCTACATAAGCCATACGCTTTAACTTATCAGTATCAATAGTTAATATCTTGTGTAGTTTTGTGCCGTTTGTATTCATAGCGGCAACATAACCTTTATCAATCACATCTTCCAATAAATCTTCATAGCCTGGAAGTAGTGTAGGTTCACCTCCACCACTGAAGATAACATTACTTAATGTTCCAATTACATTACTATCGTGTTGACGCCAAGTATGTAATCTGTCAATTAACTTGATATATTGGTCCACAGTTTGATACACCGGCAACTCTGTTCTGAATTGTTCGGTGTTACAGTAATAGCAGGCTTGATTGCAGATATTTGTAGTGTCTAAATCTATCTGCCATGGTAGTATTTTACCTGGTATATTACCTTGTATCCAACGTGAGATTAATTGATACTGATCCATCAGTCACTTTTATCCTATTGTAATATCTTCCATGCCGGCTGTACGCAATCTTACAATGTGACCCATCTGCCATTGTTTAGCTTCAAGACCTTTCATAATTCCCAACCACTTATTTCTTAGTAATGCCACTTCATTGATAAGTGTTTCAAAATCTACAACTTCATCTTCACCATCAACATACTTTTCAGCATCACGACTTGTCAATACTCTATTGTATGCTTCTAAGTATTTTTGAAAGTGTTTACGGCGAATTTGACGTAGTTTAATATTAAGATAGTTTAATACTGCTTCTATCTCTTGTAGTTGATTAAAACGATGTTCGGTATGTCCCGGAATAGCGGCAATGTTCTTTTCAACATTACCGTATACCTTTACCTCACTTTTTGCAGATAATAATTCATTCTCAAAATGAATGATAAAATCGGGTATCACACTTAAATTTTGTGATACCCTTGTGTACCAATTTGACATTTAATCCCATTCTTCGTGGTCTTCGTCTTCATCATATTCTTCATACTCTTCGGCATCGTGTTGATCGGTATAACCTTTTAACGCCTTAAGTACCTCTTTGTCATTCTTAAAGGCATCTTTAATTTCGTCTGCTTCATAATTGTTATCAATTAATAAATTGATTAATGTGTCGGCAGCATCACCGCGTTCGTTGAAATCAATATGAGTTCGCAATGCGTCCCATACTTCAGTAACAAAATTTAAACTCATTCTGTACCCTCCTCCTCAGGTGTTACAGTACTTATCTTTGTTGTTGATTTTTGACCATACTCAGTCATAACTTTGTCTAAGCATCCGTCACTATTTGCTTCCCATGCTTTACGAAACTTTTTAATGATTTCACCATCAAGTGTTGTATAGACTAAACTGTTACCTTCTTTCTTAACAAGTTCAGCCTTCTCAATCATATCTAATAATCCTGAGTAAGGGCTCATACCTGTTTCGTAAGGAATCTTAACTTGTACAGATTCAAATGGTTTCGCATAACGAGTTTTCATAATTTTACATGCCGCACGAATTCCTCGCACATCACTAATCTTATTACCATCTTCATCTTCTTTAAGTTTTAGTTTCTTCATAGCAACAACGATACTTGATGCGTAAACGAAACCTTGGCCGCCTGAGATTTTATCATCTGGATCAAACATATCTTGACTAGCATATGTGTGATTAGTAGCAACTAAGCCAATACCCAATGAACCAAACATATTAACACAGTTACGAACAAGTGCTGTTAGTGCTTTAGGCTTACGACCCATGTCACCTTTCATATCACCTGCTTCAAACTGATTAACATCAGTCGGAGTCAATAACATGCCCAAAGAGTCAATTACAAACAATACCTTAGGACGATCTGTTTCTGGTAGTGTTTTGTAATCTTTAACGAACATAGAAATAGTTTTTCCTACTTCGTCAATCATAGCCATGTTTAATTTTAATAGTTTATTATCAGCAGTATCCACACCAAGTGCGTGTAGCCATGCTTCGTCAAGGGCATTCTCTGAGTCAACTAAGACTACAAAAATTCCTTGTTCTTGTGCGTGTCGGACGAGGTTTCCTGAGCAGATGAACGATTTCCCGGCGCCTGACTCTCCGGCAAAGACAGTAACTTTACCAAGAGGTACGCCTTTATTAAAATCACCGCTAATGAGGTAGTTGAGAGCATAATTTCCTGTCGAGATCCAATCAGTAGGATCGTTAAATCCTATTGACAGACCTTCAATACTTTTTGTAATATCCTTACGGAACTTACTTACGTCAAAAGGTTTTGCCATTTAACTATCCACTTCCATTGACAATGCTTCTTTGATTACAGCGAATAATTCATCTTCTGTAGTGCAAAGAATCTTGCAGTTTGTCCAATCATTTTCATTATTACGACCGCCGACTTCAATCATAAAGCCATTGTCATATCGGTTAACAGTAAATGATTCATTTACTTTGTTTAATTTTTCTAAGTATTTCATATTATTCCTTATTTGTGTAGTCCATTGCTATATAGTTTATCACTATATGATACTTTATCAAAGAGTTCCGGGCACTTATCTGCTAAATTATCAATCTCATAATCTTGTGGAAAATGCCGTAATGCAGTCCTTGCTTTATCTCTTATTAAACTAGGCACTCTGGGTGTTTTACCCGGATCGCATAATTCTTCCAACAACCTTTTGCTTTGTTTTAGGGCACGGTATCGTTCATCTGGTAGTGTCATCTAGTTCTCCTTTGGAAGGGGCCGTAGCCCCTAGCACCTATTAAGACTTGTTTTGTCTAGCACGAATCATTGCTAGAATATCTTGTGCTTTGTCACTTGATGTGCCAGATGCCGGTACACTAACTGGTGCAGTTGTTGTTGCGGGTTCATCTTCCCATGGTGCTGAAGTTTCTGCTACGGGTGCTGTTGCGGTTGCTCTAGTTTCAGTAGTAGCTGTTTGTTTATCCGCTGTCGCTCCTGCAGGTGCTTCTAGTCCCCAAGGACGATAGTAACTACCCCAACGCTCATTGTCAAACGGTTGACCATCTACTGATGCTTCAAACATTTCTTTAATGATGCGTAACTCTGCTTCATTAGGCTTCTTAGGTAAGAAGTCTGTTAAGTTGAACAAACCATGTGCTTCAATAGCGGCTTGTTCTGACTCATTCAATGGTGATTCTTTACGTGCCCAATTACTAGTAGAGTAATCTGCGTAGCCACCTTTACTTGTTTTCTTAATGTTGAAGTCAACACCACGCAAGTAATCTGTTGGCAATTCTTCCATTTCAGGATCCATCAAACTAGATTTAATCACATTAAAAATTTGTGAGCTGATAACAAATCTGCGGATTGGATTTGCTGGTAATTTGTCGTCGCCTAGTGGATTCTGACGAACAAAACCTTGGAAGATGTAACTACGTTTCTTCCAATACTTGTTAGCCATTTCTTTCAATGTTTCGTCTTTGTACCAAGGACGAACTTCTGCCAAGATTGGGCAAGTCTCACCTGTACCATACATTTCAATACAAGGTACTTGAACAACTATTTGTTTAATGTTTGAATCACCCTTGACACCATTGAACGGCAACTTAATCAGTTGACGCTCTACCCAGAAAAATGTATTACTACTATTTGCATCGGGCAAGAAACGAACTGTGGCTGTTGTGCCTTCGTCAATATTCCAATGGGGATAGATAGAGTTATCTGATTGAGTATTAGAACTCTTGTTGTTTGTTTTGTTGTCTTGTGCCGCGATACGAGCACGAATGTCTGCTAATGATGCCATGATAATATTTCCTTATAAAATTGAGATGGTCTCGTTTTTTAATATTCGCTACTTCCCTATGAAGTAGCTAACATTAGAGATAGTATAGCAGTACTATCTCTCAATGTCAATAGTATTTATCCCGTTTGTGGGTAAACACATTTTTTTCTACGGTTTTTTTACCCTTTTATATAGGGTAGTTCGATTAATTTGTCCAACATACGTGAATATGTTTCAGATAAATTTTTACCTCTCAACACATCATATTGAACTACTTCTTGTTCTAAATTAGGTTTAACGTCATTTTCCATCCAGTTAGCGACTTCTTTTGGTGATACTGGTGTAGAATCATCACCCAAGTTATATAACTTAGGTAAATATTTTATTAACATATCCTGAATCTGTTTATCCGAATATCCATTTTGTTGAATAAATGAAACATATTTACTCTTAAACATGGTAAATAATCCATATATATGGTCGTCTCTCCATTCATTGTAATCACTATTGTCCTGAGTTGTTAGAACACCTTGTTTATTAAGAATTTTGGTATCTTCTAGTTGCAGTTCGGGTTGAATAGCTGTAGTCGGGGAACCGCCGGATGGACGTTTACCTGCTATCCAAGGGATACTTGCTTTTCGTTTTGTGCGGGCAATTAAATCATTTACATTAAGTACTTCTTGCTCAATCTGTTTTCGCATACCTATAATAGCATTTTTTTCTTGTTCTATTTCGCTATCAAAATTGTCAATTTGTTTTTGATAACCTTGAACTATATCAGAATACTTTTTAATTTCTTCAGCAGAATTTTTAGCTATTTGTTGTAGTTCTACATTAGTAGTCTTTTTATAGTTATCTGTTTTATCAATGTAATTTTGAAATCGCATTTCTTTACTATCCAAATCTTGCTTTGTTTTTTCAAGTTGTGCGGCAACCGCATCATAATTAACATTTGCTTTACTTTGAATATTGTTTACTAGACTTTGTAACTTCTTAACATCAGCATCTTCTGCACCATTACTATTAGCCAAACTAGTAATCTGTTGCTCTATCTCTTTGTATTTCTCAGCATCCATACCAGGCTTAGATTTTAAATCTTCTAAATCTTTTTGTAGCTTCTCTAACTCATCAGCACTTACTTTAGCCTTCTGTTGTCTATCAGCACTACCAGTAGTTAATGCACCACTTAGTTGTTTCAATCTTTCAACTTCACGGTCAGTTTCTTGTGCTTGGTCTTCATAATCTTGTAACTCTTGCCCAATAGACTTAATAGCCTTCTGTTGGGTATTGATTAAGTTATTTTGTGCATCATCAGTTTTTTGTTGTTTGGCAGCTTTATCAGCTATGTATAAGGACAATGCTTGTTGGCTATCATAGCCAGGAAACCTCAACATGGCTCTCTGCATCAAATCTTTATCTAACGATAATGCAGGACCTTTTGGTGCTTCTCTTAACAATGACGATATTTTCATATTACTTTTTTAACAAACGTCTAATAGTATCTAGGTCTTCTTGACCTTCTGATACAGGTTTTTCTTTATCGCTGTATTCAGCACGAATGTTTTGCATTGTTTTTTCACTAGCATGTTTTTGACCAGCGGCACGCAGTTTATCCATACCTTTTTTACCGTACTTCTTAATACCAAAAGACGCTTGCAGTGCGCTTTCTTCAATATCATCTTCAACAATATCTGAATCATCATTTGGTTTAGCCATACTAGGTTTACCGTGTTGTGATCCTGCCGGGGCACCTACATCTTTTTGTATCTTCTTCAATAGTTCTTCGTCACTACCATGACCTAATTTATCTAATACTTTACCACCAACTTTTTTAACTGCATCTTTAACTTTGTCAAACATTCCTTCATCCGTACTCATTAAATCTGATTCTTGTAAACCATTACTTTGTAATATGTTAGTAATCTTAAAATATATATTTTTTACTTGGCTTCGTATCTCTGGGCTCATGTCATCTGGAGTAGCATACATCATTACTTTTTGTAACATACCTAATTGATTTTTAAGTTCTTGTGCATCATCATATGATACTTTTAAATCAGGTACTCGTTTGATATCATAACCAAATACTCTAGCCTCATCCATATCTTCTTCTTTAAAGATACCCAAATCTTTTCCACCCTTCATAAAGTTGCCACCTGGGTCACTAGGATTATTTCTTGCTAATTCTTTTGCTTTAACATCAAAATCAGGCTTCTTACCTGTCGGTGTTATACCTGCATCTTTTTGTAATTTTGTAATTAGGTCTTCTTCATTGCCGCCACCCAATTTATCAAATACTTTACTTCCAACCTTTTTAACATTGTCCAATATACCTTCATCCATATTACTCAATGAACGTTCTACTTGTTTTACCCAACCACTTACATCGCTTGACCCAATTTCTTCAACGTCACCTACAAAATCTGCAACGTCGGCAATAGCAGCCAATACTTTATCAGGACCATGCTTTAATAATTCAGGGTGTTGACGTATGATGCGGCGAGTTATTGCACTTACTACTGGATCATCAATATCATCAAAACCTTCATCTATCTCTTTGTCTAATTTGTCAGCAAAGTGTGCAAGTGCTGGACTCTTGCCTGCCATATATGCATCCACGGCTGCACCTTCATCCATGTCACCCTCTTCCAAATCAAATGCTTTTAAATTCTTAGCGTCTGTTCTAACATTGTGTCCAAGTGTTTCAGCACCAGGTGCCTCTGTTAAACTATCAGCCCACTCACTTAACTCATTGACTTCTTTCATCTCTGCTACTTTCTTTTGTAGTTTGTTCAATATTGGCATTACACTTTCAATACGTGGGTCTAATGTCTCTTGTACAAACAACTCATTTAAGTTGTTTTCTTCAGTTTCATCTTCCATCAATGATGGTGTCCAACTTTCAAAATAACTATTGTAACCACGATGACCAGTCATTCTACTTAATGTTTCACGTAGACCTTGATAGTGATTGATACCTTCATTAACTAATCGTTGTGCTGATTCATTGAACTGACCATTACGTGTAGCACGAACGAATGCGCCCATTTTTTGATATTCTTCTACCAAGCTAGTAACGTGATTCCAACGTTCACCGTGTGGCTTATCACCTTCAGCAATCAATCGACCATATACACGTGCAATACCTGGCTTGATAGTTGGAGCTAAGAATCTTTCACCTTCACCATTCTCTAGGAAGATTTTAGCGATATTACGATAACGTTGTTCACCTTCTTCAATTTGACGAGTGTGTTGTAATACAATTTTTACATTTGGCACAGCATCATTGTAACTTGCCTTTTTACCCATTGGGTAGTAACCTTCAGATATTCTTTCTTGCTTTTTCATATATTCCCTTTTTGCCATATCGTGTTTCAAATGGTCAATATTCTTTAACTCAAAACTCAATTGATATTTTTGTGCGAAACGCTTCAACTGATTTAATACTTTATACCAAGATTCATCTTCTCCGTGACTTTCTTCTTTTTCACTATTAGCTACTTCATCACTAAAGTATATGCATAATTTATGCAATCCATCAATAGATATAGTTACTTTACCGTAATCTTCTCCGTCTTTGATGAAGTTGAATTGGAATACTTCTGCTTCTTCTGGGGTAGGAATTTCTTTACCTGAGGTATCTAGCATAGTAGGATCGAACCCTTTACTGTGTAAAAGGTCAAATAATGAGCGGTTTAAGGATTCTGAATTTTTTGGCATAATGTATTTATCAAATATTGTTTAACCCATGACCGCATAAAACGGTAAAGGCATTATAACTTCGTTGTGGTCTCTGATTTGATTCTCTAAATCATAATGATAGTCACTTAACTGCTGTAACATACGTGTTACTAATAAACTAGCCATAATCAAGTCATCAGTATCACCAGTTTTAGCGGCATAACTACCACCGTGTGCTACAAACGCTTTTAATTCACTGATAAGACTACGACTATTTACAGTCATCTTCTTGCTTTCAACTAATGTTTTAAACTTAGCACAACTAGCTAATTTACTCTTATTAGTTGTATTAAACCCTCTACGTCCTTTACCTACCTCACTGATAAAAATACCCGGAATATTACCTTCCCCGTATTCGTTTAATGATATAATTGCGGCTTCACCAATTCCATTACATTCGATGCTGTAATAGATATTATTGGGTTCATTGGTACATTCAGCAATATGTTTGTTAATCTGTGCTAATAGTTTAATCTGACTAGGAATATCAGTTTTGTTATGTTTCCATTCACCTACTTGAGTAGTAGTGTTTGCTTCAAAGATTTGAATAGCTGATGGATCGCCACCTGTGCCAAGACTTGGATCTAATCCCACACAATATATATTACCCTTACTTGGTTTCTTATACCAACGAACTTGACCTATACGACTTACTGGTTCTATGCCTTCCATTGCAATCAATGTGTTTGGATTGATTAATGTTTCATCGG